AACTACCCCCCCCTACGTCCCCTGTGCGTTCCAGGCCACTTCGCAGCTGGTCCTGGCCCATGTGCCGGTGCAGAGCTACCCCGTAGAATCGCCTTGATTCGCTCCTGCGCTGGAGTGGGCCCGCAGTCCTACGATTGGAGTTGGCGTTCATGTTGACCTTACATTGACCTTGCCAGCTCGGATGCCTGGTAGAGATCACGCCATTGCTCCGAATATGAGCCGTTGGGCGACGGTCGGAATCTCTCCCGCCTGTTCTGCCAGGAAACTCCTCAGTCCTTCACGTTGAGCCTGGTCGCCTCTAAACCAGCCGGTTCCGTCCACTGACTTTGCCCCGTGCTTTGCCGATACCCGAAGCCAGCGTAGGGTATTGACGCGACCGATATGAACATGGTCAAATGCGTCACACCACATGCCAGCGGTGTTCCATTTCCATTCCGTTGATCCTCCAACGAAGATGACTTCGGCTGCGTCCGGTACGTCCTCTGGCATCATGCCGTCCTGTACGGCGAAGGCTGGCCGGAATCCGCATGCCTTGACTTCTGATGCGTACTGATGCCAGAGATCCAGAGTTGCCAGCTTATCGCCAACTACGTCAGGGACGAGGCTCCAGATTGGTCTCTGTCCACATTCCTGCGCCCATCCCAGGAGTGACCGCCATGCGTGAACGTCCCATGCCTTGCCGCTTGTGAATGCTCCGAACGCGCCGTTGTCGAGCGCATATGGCAGGAAGGGGAACGGGCCACGTTGAGCGCCTGGGCTGTAGAGGTGTCCAAGTTGCCCCTCGTAGCGTCCGGCGAGGTAGCCGACCCATGCTCCGGTGCAGTTTGCCGGCATGATGGTCATGGTCATGTCATCTCCCTTGCCAGTTCGTTTGCATTGGCGATCCGTTGTTCCTCGCTGATGCGCCTGGTGTTCCTGATAGCAGGTGAAACGAGAGTCGGCGTTGATGCTTTTGGTTTGGATGCCTTCTCGTCATCAGGTGCCAGTATGCCAACATCACGGAACCTCAACGTCTGGCCGTCAAATAGACATCCAACCGTGAGTCCACCTCCACGACCGTGCCTGCTTTTCGTGATCTTTATGGATCGGTTGCATGAAAGGATGTCTCCGTTGACATCCCTTCGCTCCTGGTTGTCGAACTTCTCCAGCCACAAGGCAGAATGGCTAAATCTTGGGTATGCGCTTCCGCCTGCCATTCCTGCCAGGCTTGACCCCTTAGATGATCCTCGGGGGTGAGTAACAAGTATCACGCTAGAGCCGTGTTCACGGGCAATTTTCTTAACTCGCATGAGGAACGCGGTATCTGCCGCCCAAGGTTCACGCTCCGTTACTGCTGCCGTTACAGGGTCCACAACGATGATGCGTGCCCCTCCCTTTGATTTAAGTTCAATCCATTCTGCAATGTCCGCCATTGTCATCTGGTTCTCAGCCTCGGCCTTGATGCACGAACCTATTGAGTCGATGACTTGCCGGTACTGCTCTAGGTGTTGCATGGCTGTTGCCGGATTTGCCAGGCACCATTCATCATCTACAAGGTGCGATGCTCCGATCGTCTGCGCCAAGATGCGTTGGAGGTGGATTCTTCGTTCATCCTCTAACGCCAACATGGCAACCTTATGCCCACCATTCGACCAAGACATAATCATCTGGAGCATGAGCAATGACTTTCCTGCGCCTGGATCAGCGCAGAGGGTCGTTATGCACCCAGGAAGCAGAGCCTTGGACAGCGACCCCACGCGAAGCATGTCCGGCCAAGGGACAGCCACATACTTGCCGGATGCGATGTCTCCAAACAGCCCTTCCAACTCATAGCTTGCCCCTTGTGGTGCGGCGTCGTCCATGATCCCGTTGATGGTCGATGCTATTTCTGATGTCGTCTTGCTGTCCAAGGCTTCGATCAGGTCGGCGACATCACCCTTTGGAGGAAGTCCGATTCCCGATGGGTCGATGGTTGCGACCGTACATCCGATGCCATCTAAGATATCTCGAACCTGCCGCATATGCTCGATGCCCGTACTCTTTCCGCTCTTGGGGTCGGTGGGATCGTTGTCGGGCCATAGGTACACCATACGTCCGGCCATCGTAGACCAGTCAGACGCATCTGCCTTCCCAGCCCCCATCGCACTTGTCGTGGCCGGTATTCCGACTGACCAGGCTGCCTCGGCTGCCTTCTCGCCTTCGACAACAAGCACTCTGGGTCCTAACTCGTCCACCCGATAGAGCGGGATGCGGCCACGCTCCACTAAGTTGCGCGGAACCCAGCCGCCAGCGGTGGGGGTGAATTGGCGGAAGGTCTTTTTTCCGGTCGGGGGCATGATCCTGGCGACCACCAGGACCGGCTCCGCCTTCGTGCCGTAGGTGTACCATGATTCGATGCGTCCGATCCTCTCAGCGTATGCCTTGACAGCCATCTTGTCTGCCAATTGCAGATCCTCAGTAGGTGGCCTAGCGTTCAATTTGGGAGACTTTATTTCCAGATCCATCTCAGATTGCCTCGCGTGCTCTTTGAAGGCTTGGCGGGCATCCTGGCCGGTCGCGTGGGCGATCAGGTCGATGGCGTTGGCGTGCTTGGCGCAGACATGGCAGTACATGCGCCAGGTACCGTCTTGTCCCTGTGACCATTGAGCAGATGGCGTTCGGTCGTCATGGAACGGGCATGAGCATGTCCGGCCCTTCACTTTGGAACCGGCTTGCTCCAGGGCGGCGATGAAGGCGGATTCGTCGCTTAGGATGGCTGGCGTTGAGTTCATACCAGCCCTGCCTTGATCTGCGCCTCAAGCTCACGGGCAGCGGCGATGGCGTCGGCGCTTGGTCGCTCGCTCGGCGGACACTCGTAAGCCTGGGGTTTCGGGTGGTTGCGTGATATCCAGTTCAAGACGAATCGGAATACTCCGCTCTTGGGTGCCCGCTTGGGGTTCTCAGTCGTCCAGCTCGCAGCCGCCTGGATCTCGGCGGTTATCCGCACGTCGGGGAACGTGTCAGTGAGCGTCGTCATCTCGCCAACCGATAGCCGTGCCGCCGATCCTGACTTGAGAGTAAACAATGGGCCGATGGAGTCGGCTTCGTTTCCAATCGCGCCTGTATTGTCTTGTTCTGTCTTGTCCTGTTCTGTCCTGTCCTGTCTTGTCTTGTAGTCCGGATGGTGTCCGGATGCTGTCCGGATGGTATCCGGATGCTGTCCGGATGAGTCAACTTCCTCTAACCATCCATTTTCCAAAAGCGTTGCGATACATGCCTTTATGTCGGCCTCGTTGGAGCGCGTCTTTAGTGCGATTTCTCTTGCACCGAGAATCCTTCCTGAGTCGGCAACGAGCAAACCCCTGGTCGGGCACTTACTCGCCACCTGGAGGATCAGGAGCCATCCGCCGATCATCCGGATGCCATCCGGATGACTCATCAGTTCCAGGTAGCCTAGTCCGTCGTGGTTCGTCGGGACAGCTACCCATGCCATCGTCTTGCACTTTCCGCTGTCTGATTTCTCAAACAGGGACCAGTTAGAGATACGGAGAGCCTTCATGATGCCGACCTCATAGCGATGCGCATTATGTGGATTGCCAGGAATGTAGGAAGCGCCCGTATGTCTCGCTCTAGGGCGCTGCGCTCACCGTGGCAGTCCTCGCATAGTGTTTCCAGAGCCTCGTTTGGTGCATCCCAGGGATCACCAGCATAGGACAGGTGGTTTACATTCAGAGTCTTGTCTGCGGAGCGACATCGGCAGCACATAAAACCATCGCGCTTCATTACCTCCATCCTACGCCGCTGCCATCTCGGATCGCGCAGCCTCTCGCTGTCGGTCACTGGCGTACCATCCGCCATGATCTCGTCGCATACATATCCAATATGGTAGACCCGGCCGCCTGGATCATCTTCGTGCATGCTATCCCTTTCAGCCACCGACGAGCGGCGCATCCAGCTAGCAGCCAGACAAGCGGGCATAACTCCGCTGCTGGTTTCTGGTGCGCCGCTCGTCGGCTTGGTTGATATAGGCATTTGTTATGCTCCGCCGTCTTTCGGGCTGCTAGGCCCTTGGATGTTTTTAATTATGAAACTGACCGGGATTCGTCAACCGCCAGATGCCGGGTTACGCACATTTGGCGGTCAATCATCTATTGGACACTCACTCGCCCATCTCCACCCCAGCCGCGATCAGAGCCTCCCGAAGCTCTCTCAGGCCGCAAACGTCCGGTACTCCGTAGCGTACTGGCTTGAACGCCTTGCTGGTGGCCTTGGCCGCCTGGATCAGCCGCGCGTGGCCGGAAGCCTGCCCCTTGAGGACATCGACCTCCGCCCTGGCGGCATCGCGCTCGGCGATTGCCTTCCAGAGTGCCTTCTGCCCTGGTGGACAGGTACAGTTGTCGACTCCAGGGCCTACGGACTCAAAGCAGGTTGGGCAATGGCCGCTCATGACTCACCTTCCGCGCCTTCGTCTTGGATACAGACTCGATCAGTGGAACTCGACATTTTCACCCTTCATTGCCGCGTCTTCAAGACCGGTGATAAACTGCATGGTCTTTGAGCGCCAATTCCCGATATGCCCACCAACGTCCTCGTCCGGTAACAACGGTATAAGTTCACGAAGCCTAGCCGCTAGCGGCCTAGACTGATCTGGCTTAATGATCCCATCGCAGTCGCTATGCGCGATCAGATAAACCAGGGCGTCAGACTGTGGCTTATCCCACTCGCCCATCAGCGCGGATTCTGGAATATGGCCCCAATCAAGCATCACGGTTGGTGCTACCATTCCATCGTCGTATGTAACCTTCCAGGTGGCGTACCCGGCGACCGATGCCAGCTTCTGACGCCACCGTGAGAATGCGGAGTAGGCTCCGTGCCAGCAACCATGTGAAGTGTCTAGCCCCATGTTATCCCCCGTCGCCTGTGGTTATTGTCGCTCATGTCGTCCCCTTCTTTTCCGCATTGTGGGTGGCTAGGGATTTGTCGATACGCTCATTCAAGGCATCCGGGTAGTCGATGAACTGACTATCCGCGTGGTCAACAAACGGACGAACCTCCAGCAGAAGTCCGGCCAGCTTATCCGCCTTGGTGTCGGTTCTTGTGTCCCATGCCAGTTCCAACTCGCGCAACGGGACATCACGACCTCCACGTTTGCCCATGTGGAGCATGGCAAGCTCAGCAATCTTGTAGTTGTAGCATTCCGGCCCGCAGGACGGGTAGTCGGCTCCACAAAACGGGCAGGTCTTGATGTTTCTCATGATTCCACCTCCATCCCGGCGGCACGGATGGCGTATGTGCATGCGTCTAGTCCGGAGTTAAACCCCATCTGAACAGGCCCGTAATTCATCGCCGATTCATTTGCTCCAGCACGGGGAGGCAACTTCACCTTCCGGGCCTTGAGCGCGGCGACCTCGGCCCTAAGCGCCAAGACGCTGGCCGCGCGCTCGCCGAGATCAGGCCGGTCCAACACCTCACGCTTGATCGCTACTTGGTTGTCGTGGTTGGTTTTCCAGTGGGCCACCTCAGCCCTCAACTCCAATAATTTCACCTCGGCCGTATGCCACTGAGAGTGGAAGGACTTGCCCTCCAGCTCAGCCACGCGGGCGCGTAGATTTTCAACCTCATTCAGCCTAGCGATCTCCTCCATGAGAGCGCGCGCCAGAGGTGAAACGTAGTATTTTTTAGCCTCATCAGCGCATCGTTTGCAAGGCTCTGGTCTGCGGTGCATTACCAGGCACATTGGCCGGCTGTCGGGACATGGGATGCTGACATACCGGAGTTCATCTCCGCAGTTAGGACACTTGGTTGTGGTGGTCACTTGATCTCCTCGACGGTGAACGTGATTAGGGATGGCCCGGTGATGATCTTAGCCGAGATCGACTTGAACTGGCTATCGTTGAGAATCAGGCCCCAGCCTCCGCCCTTCATCACTGGGATCTTGCCCTTGCTCATACGCCTGGGCGGCACCTGGATGGCGTCCCACAGGGCGCCGATGGCGTTGTCCAGGTCAGGCTTCATCTCGCCCTTGGGAGCCGAGAACGTGGCCGAGAACGCAAGCCGGCCGGTCAGCGGCAGCCTGGGGATGTCGTCATGCCGCACCTGGCTCCGGACCAGCCAGCGGACCATCTCGCGCCATGCCTCGTAGGCGTGGGGCATGAACGTGCCAAACTTGGTGACGCGAGGACGCTCTTTTGCAGCCGGGATGATCCGTAGAGCGAAGGTCATGGCCGTCATGCAGCACCGTCGATCTTGACCGTCATCTGCATATCGTTTCCAGTGACATGCGCCCAATACCGCATCCCGAGTTTCGCCATCAGCTCGTCGCGGTACTTCTGTAGTAGTGGCGTCCGGTGAAGTGATTTGCATGGGTGGACGTAGCCACGGTTAGGATTGTCCGTAACATGAACACCATCGTCATAGGTATGCATCGTGCGCTTGTTATTGAGAAAGACGATCCCAGCGTGGGATGGAACCCACTCGGGGATGATTGGCCTACTGATGGTCCCGCCTGTTTTGCCAGGCATCTCTTGCCACCGAACCAGTGTCTCAGGGACCACATAATAGAAGCGTGCCGGTGATACCCCGCTTTGATACCGACTCTTGCCCAGGTCCCGCTTCCAGTCTGCGATTGATGTCTTGATCTCAAACGCCCACAGAACCCCGGCCTTGGTCAATACGGCAACGTCAATCTCGCGGTGGTTCGGTCCCAGGTAGATGTTCGGGACTACGGTGTTTCGCCACCATTCGATATACACGGCGATGGCGCTACAGATAGATCCCTCTGTCCAGATCACAGGAAGCGCCTTTGCCTCTGGCATAGATTGAACAACTCGCCAGCTGTTCATGGGTCAACCTGGGCGATGGCAGCCATGATCGCCGCTCGGATCGCTTCCTTCCAGACCTCGGAGGTGTGCGGCCGAGATTTCAGAGACTCGTGCATGGCGTCCATCGCGGCCTTCACTTGGGCGTCAGTTACTTCGGTCACAGGGCCACCAGGACAGTTGCAGCAAAATGGTAGTCTCTAGGACTTCGTGTAATCGCGTCATTTGCCGTCCATCCAGCATTCAATCGTTTCTGTAGTGAAGAATAACTTACAGCACAACGCGGATCTTCTGCCCATTCAGACATGCATTTAGATTCACCAAATGCTATTACTGTCCTGTTGCTCGATTGGTTCCTCGTCTGCTGTTTTGTTGTTGCCCACCGGCAGTTATCAGGCCCATAGGGCAGATCCCTTTTGATGCGATCTAATGACAACTTCTTTGAACCAGCCATTCCCATGTCGATGATGAATGCGATTGACGACCTACGCCATTTTTCAACAACGGTAACTCCCTTGGCTCCGTAATTCTTATAATTCTCACAGTTTTTGTTATAGCACCTAGTCATCATTGATGACCATGCTCGATATTCCTTCGTGTAATTCTTCTTCACTCGTAATCCAAGGCTACGTAGTTCCATATCTCTAGGGAACACGGCTTCGGTGGTTGATAATTCTTGTATCACTTGAATCTCCTATAGGTGGTTGCCAATCTCCTGACCATGGTCGTCAGGAGAAAGGGGACAGCCTATCGGTGGCGGATCTCGACTCCGATCCGTTCCAGGTGCCGGCGCAGGCATGGGGAACTGACCAGGGCAATCTTTGCCAGCGATGCGATACTCTCTCCTTTCGCATATCGCTTGGCGATGGATTTCAGTTTGGTTATGGTTTTACGATGGGCGGACATGTCAGACTCCTTGGCCGGTGGTTGGGTCAACTTCCTCTGGACCGTGATCGGGGTCAGATGCAAACAAATCCTCCTCAGTAGCCGGCTCGTCGGCCGCCTGTGGAGTCATGTTGGGTTCGGGGGGAGCGTAGGCCAGATGCAGCGCGTCCTTCTGCGGTCCCACGACATAGGACTTCTTGCCGACCTTAACAACCAGGCCGCAATAGATCCCGCCGAACTGGCGCTGGCTCTTGGCCTCGTCGGTCTGGTCGAACACCTGGACCGCGCGGCCGAACTGCGCTTCGTGGAGCTGGCTCCATTCGTCCTTGGTGTAGAGCCGCACCGTGTTGGCGCGCGCCAGGCCCTTCTTCCCGTCCCACCAGTAGTGGGTCACGATCCACGGCGTCCCGTACACCATGACGGTCTTGACCTTGCGGACCTCGCCGGCCATTTCCGTGTCGGTGAGGAGTGCCGATGCCAGGGCATCCACGGTGGGAAGCTCCTCGCCGGCCGAGGCGTCGAGGATTCGGACCTGCTCCGGTGATACGGATGGCAAGACCGATTCCCATGGGGTCGCCGATGCCTTGGCGTCGTCGATGGCCTTGCCGATGGGTGTCTCGCCGAAGGGGACAGGGAGGGGTTCCCGGAGGAGAGCCGCGATCTGTTCCTCGATCTCGGCCAGCCCTTGCTTCTCTGCCGCCACTCGTGCCTTGGCCCCTTCGATGGCATGGATTGAGGCGTCCCGCTGGGACAGGAGGCTCTGTTCCTTCTCTCGCCGTCCCTCAAACAGAACGATGCGCTCCTTTAGCGAAGCAACCTCCAGGATCAGTTCCGCCTCGCGCGTGCTGGGGATCTCTGGAGCTTCTTCTTGCGGTGGTTGATCCTGGGACGCTGCCGATCCAGCCGAGATCAGGACATGATCGCCTAGCGTCTTGGTGTTGGTATCGTCGCCAGCCGCGAGCGCGGCCGTGTCGATTGGTGATGTGTTTTCCGGTTTCATTTCTGTTCTCCTGGAGCGTTCTGCTCGTAGGTTGCTGCTGACTGTTGTAATCGTTAGAAGCGGTTGTTCGGCTTCTCGGACGGACCCTTCCGACCCGCCGAAATAGCCTCGTTTGTCCATTCAAAGTCAGGCTGTGGCATCACTGGCTCGCTGCTGGTGATTTCCATACGGGCGATGTCGTACCATCCCATCTCACGCTGTTTCCCGTCCTTATCCAATCCAGGGTTCAATGTGACTTGAACACAACCGTAGAGGTCGAAGGCGACAGATACGGCGACTCCGGTTGCTCCGGTTACTTTGTCCTTTATTCGTTTTCCGAGGATAGACAGGTGTTTCTTGAGGTTGGTGGGCATGTGTGGTTCTCCTATGGGGTGGTTGATTCGGTGGGTGACTTGCTTCGGTTCTCTGTCTCTTGCGCGCGCCAGTGTTTCGCCAGGGCATCAGCCTCGGCGACGAACCGCTTTGCCAGGCGGGCCATCTCAGCGATAGCAACACGGTCGGCCGGGTCGGCCCCAAACATGGCGAGTTCATCAATGGCAGACATGAGGTGGTTCCTTAGAGGGATGCAAAAACACATGGCCTTGCAGAACCTACATGCTTTCAAGCATGGTCGGTGGACTGCGTGAATCGAGAGCGCGTTCGTTACTCCAGCCCTGATCCGATTGCGGACTCCGGTGATAGCCTCTTGCTCGTACAGGGCGCTGGAGAACTCATGGCGCCGGCCCATTGCCAGATGGACAATGACTCCGTTTTTTGGCCGGTACTGGTCAGATGCCATCACGGCATAGCAACCAAGCTGGAGGTGGTCGGCCGCCTCTCCCTGGTAGACAAACCCCGTTTTCCAGTCCACTACGATTACCAGCTCTAGCTCGCCGTGTTCATTCATACACAGGAGGACTAGATCGGCCGTACCGCCGCGCGGTATCAATAGGCCCTCGCCTGGTAGATGGATCTCCGCGAGTATCTGCATGAGCGGATAGCGAGGGACATACCGTCGGACCAGATCGCAGAGGTACACGGTACAGGTGCGAACAGCGTCCTTACACCAGGGCAGCAAGCCGTTCATCCTGACGTGCATGCCCTTGATTACCTCCTCCGCCCTGGACCAGTCGCCAGCGAAGGCGTCCCTGGCGATGTCGGCCAGGACTTCATGGCCCAGCGTTCCCTGGTGAGCCGCCTCCGTGGTCATGTCGCGCAGGGCAGGGACCAGCTTCACCGCTGCCGCCTCACACCGTGGACGCATCGAGCAAATCTCGATTGGTTCCATGGATGACGGCCGGATCATCTCCAGGATGTCGGACTCGTCGATCACTTAGCGGCCTCCAGCTCAAGCATCATTTTCTCTGCCTCCTGGTACGAATGGCATGCGTAGATCAGCTTCCCGTTGACGCGGATCTCGTGTCCGTTCCATCCGTAATATATGGCGTACTTGCGAACCTTCGACTTGGATGATGCCAGGAAGGCGCGGACCTTTCCCTTCATGGCTTGTTCCTAGCCAACTTCGGCAGCGGCACCCATAGCATGTGTTTCTCATCTTCCTTCTCGAATGGCCAGTCGCTTGATTCCGGCCCGCCGATATAGCTTGGCGGTTCAGTTATCTCGCCGCCAGTCATGCTGGTATCCCACCATAGGACATCGCTATCTTCGTCCTGGTCCCAGGAGTCGAACCGGCGCGGGATCTCGCCGACTTCTATAGTCTGATCCTGGAGGACGATCAACGCTTCGTTGATAACGTCCATTGCCTGTTCATGCAGGCGCGTCATCAACTCGTTCTTTCTCATCGTGTCCCCGGATTCATGGTCGGGACAGCTGCCTCCGCCTGGTATTGAGCGAACCGGGACGGGTAGAAGTCGCACGTCGTGTTCGTCGTCTTGATCCCGATGATCCCGGCGCACCGTCGAAGGTGCTTGCAGTCGATGCAAGACTTGCCATCCGGTAACGCCATCTGATCGCCTGGCCGCATGTCGTTCACGGCGTGCCTCGTCCGGTTGCGCTCAGCGATTCATAGTTTTCAGTCTTGGCCCCAGGCACCGCGACCCCGGCCTTCATCAGATCGTCGACAGCTCGCTCGTCGATGATGAGGACCTGCTTGCCGAACAGCCGGCCGAGATCCTTACACGCTTCGCCGATCAATAGCAGCCGATTCTCGATGATGGTACGCCGCTTGGTGGTGGTCCGAACAACCGACTTCGGAAGCACCGGCGCCGGAGCCAGGACAGTCACCGGGACCACAGGCACCGCCTTGACCGCTGGTGGAGGAGCTACCGGAGCCGGCGCTTCGCCGAACATGGCCGCCTCCTTGGCCGCTGCTGCTTTCTCCTCCTCCCACTTCGCCAGATCGGCCTTCCGCTCATCATCCTGGCGCTTGCGGATCTCGGCCGCGATCTTGTTGGCCTCATCCAGCGCCTTCCTTTCGATCTCACGTTGTTCTGCCACCAGCTTGAGCCGGTATTCAGAGATCAACTTAGCAACCTTGAGTCGGCGATCATCGAGCGGGACCGTTGCGTTGCGCTCCACGGCCATGATCTGTTTCTTGATGTCGTCGATCTGCCTGGTGAGGACAAGCCGATCCTCGCTGACTTGCTTGGTGAACCTGTCGATGGACACAAACAGGGATTCAGCCTCGGCCAGCGTCGGCAGGTCGGTGATCCCCTTGAGCGTGTCCGCCTTGCCCGCCAGTTCGTCGCGCTGGCGTACCAGCTCGGCAGACAAAGCGGTGAATTGAGCCGGCAGGGTATTGGCGACGATGATGGCTCCGGTGGTCATTTGCCGCCCTCCTGCTGCTGTGCCTTGATGTCCTGTTCGGCATCCTCCCACTTGGTCAGCAGGGACTCGACCGCCTGGATGTCATCGCCGACCGATACAAGCTCCTTCACGTCCTCTCCGAACGTGGCGAGTTTGGTATCTGATACCTTGGTCGGGGTTTCAGCTCCGTGGATCTTGCAGAGCCGTTCGATTACCGTCGAGCCGACGCCCTTGCCGTGCTTGGCCTCCAGTGACTTGAACAAGGCTCGTGCCGCTGCCAGGTGGATCGAGGGATGTGGAGCCGCCGGAGCTGCTGCCTGGGCCGGAGGAGCCGGCGCCTGGTCCGTTGCCGGTGAGCTGTCGGCCGGAGCGGTTGAGCTTCCAGGAGCCGGAGCGGTTCGGGCCGGAGCCGGCTCGGTATCCACCACGGTCCCCACAACTTCGATCTCCTCAGCACGTTCGTCAGGCGTGTAGACTCCCAGGATGGCCTCGGGGGCAAACAGCCTGGCCCACTGGCGCGTGCCTCGGTAGACCAGCATTGTTTCCGGCATGGTGTCCCATGCGTTCTTCATCGGCTGGCCGTCCTTGCCCTTGCCGTTGGTCCGCCAGTTCTTGACGGTTCCGCTGATGGAGCACGGCTTGCGCGCGCCCTTGGGAGTTCCGGTGACAGTTACCGATGCGTCCTGGCCGATTCCGGTGATCTCGTGTTCCAGCCGGCCAACGATGGCCCCCATCGAGCGAAGGACAGCCGCCACCAGCTTGCCCTCATAGCAGAGCCGGCCGTGGACCAGAGAGGTACACTCGGCCACGGCGAAGGGATCCATTCGCCACTTGACAGCCTGCACCACGACCCGGAAGCAGTCGGCCGGCTTTCCCTTGAGGTGGGAGGGACAGCTATCCATGTCAGAGATTACCTTGGCAAGCTGGCTGACACCAGCGAAGGTCCGCACGGCGTCAGCGATGAATCCAAGCTGATCGTCAGAGGTAAGAGCCATCGTCGGATGTGCCGCGATGAGGGTTCCAGGTACAGTTGTCATGTGTTGTCCTTTCAGGACGTATTGGTTTGGTCAGGCTAGTTCAATGATAACGATGGTGATGGCCGCGCCGATGCCCAGTCCAAGGGCGGCCCAGGGTGCAAGAAAACGTAGCATGTCATATCCGGTCATGGCGATTCCAAGCTCGATCTGGCCGCCGTCTACCAGCCCTTGAGTCATGGCGCCGCTCTGGCCCATGATGTCGGTATTCTTGCGCGCTGCGTTCTCGCAGGCTTTCGACTCAGCGAGTTCGGAGATGCGCTGTCGGATCTCGTAACGGTTGGAAAACTCGTGGCTTGTTATGCCGACACGCTGAGTTTTAACCTCGCTCCCTCCTGCTCTGGTCGGCCCCATCTCCACCGGGTCATCGCCGGGGACAAAAATGCTGGTCATTTCCCGGCCCCGATCTCGGTGATGTCGACTCCGAGCGCCCGGCGCAGGTTGGTGCGAGTACGGTGGTGAGCCGGCCAGCAATTCGTGTGCTTGGCCTTCATCACTGTGTCAACGCTGACCTCGGCAGCCGCAGCGATGTAGAGGATAGCGCGGCCGTCCTTTTTAATCAGTTCTGTGGGACCGGGTTCGGGGATTCGTTTCATGCCAGAGGCTATAGCCAGCCTCATCCGTTAATCAATACGAAAACCTTACGTCATCGGGTAGGTTAAGTCTAATCGTTGTAAGCTAATGAATCGTAAGCCGTTAAACGATTGGATCCTAGATGCTCGCATGGCCGTAGGATGTGGCGACTTCCCATCTCCCGAGTGGACACCGACTCGATCTGACATCTGGCCGTCCCTCGCCAGCGCAGCCGCACCCTGACGCAGAACATCGTCCATGCTTCTGAGCATCGCATCCGGAGCATACAGAGCGCCTGGCCCCGTCAGTGACGGGATCAGATGGCAACGGAGCTTGAGTCATGGCGCGAACAGTCGGATCCCATGTTTCCTTTCCGTCTGCGTACATGGTCAGGACACCAATGCCTCCTGTAACAGTGTAGGAGTCTTGATGTGGAAGCCCTAGGTCAGACAGAAGCGCATATAGTCCAAGTGATCGGTAATGACGTATTACATGATCCCCAACGTAGCGAGTCGAGTGCATCGCTATGGATGGCACTACTTTAAGCGACTGCAATTGTTCCATCGTCATATACTGTAACTACAAAGTTCCTGGGTAATGCGCTAACGCATGATGCCGCTACTGATGTCAGCCTTTTTACTCCGGCGACTGCCGGAGCAACGACAGTTGATCCATAAACATATGGAGGAACAATTCGTACGCCACCTAGACTTATACCAGCGCCACAATCGAAAGATGCTGCCGGTGTATTTGATGTTACATCGACAGAAATTGCCAGAGATGACGACCATAATCCGGCATCCTTAGCTCCCCAAACATCTACCTCTGCCCCCTGCCAATACGTCCCTGCTGTATCTAAACTTAGTATGCCACCAGTTACATAAGGTGCGGAAGAACATATAGTGAATGACGTAAATCTCCAGTCTCTAAATGTTCCGCCAAATACTGTTAATTTCATACCTGAGTATTGTAATCCTGACGTTGATGATCTGCCAATGAATAGATTGCCCCTACATGGTTGGAACCACGGGGCTGCTACTGGACCTGGATTTGGCCCTGTGCCTCCTGGTATTAGTAGGTTTCTGCTCATTTAATATGGAGCCGATGCCAGTATTAGCATTTTCCTTGCCACGCCAGCGTCACAAACGTCGACCTCTCGTATAGTAAGCTTTCTTCCTGTTGCCGTTACCAATGATGAGTCGATCTCAACAGCAACTCCAGCTGCATTGGGACTCAGGAGTTGAAGTTTCCCGGCCTTGCTTGTTGCATTGCGTCCTATGTCAACGGTCAGGACCCACTCTCCTCCAGAGAGGTCTGATTTACTGCACCACACTGTACCGTCATCAGTTGGTAGTGTTGCAGCAGCTCCGCCTCCTCCAGCTCCGACATGGACGACTGCCGTTGTGCTGATGGCGTCATATACAGGGACCTTGATGGTCGGTGCTGTCGTCGTGAGAGCTCCGGCCGTTATCGCGTCTAGGTAATACCGCGCGCCCTTCGTTAGCCCTGTCAGTCCGGTTACGATGTGACCTTGGAACACGGCAATAAAACAGTTGGCCGAGATGATTCCTCCGACCACGGCATCAACAATACCGTTCGCCTCAGTGTCGGCCTTCGACTTGACCCATCCTGCCGATGTGCAGCGGATCGGAGTTCCGACGACAGTTAATCCGTGCGTTGCCTGGGTAACAACCAGTTGAGCCGCCGCCATCTTGGAAGCCTGGATTCCTCCAGCGGAAAGCGCCTCGATCTGCTGCTTTATTCGCGCCATGTCGGCCAGGATGATGTCGATGTCGCTCACAGGACAGCCTCCATGTCTGGATACACGATGTCAGTCTCAAACGTGGTTGACCAGTACGGGACCTTGATCCCGTCAGCTCCGGATGCGTATTCTAGGCGAACGGTTCGCCTAGACACCACGGCTTCGACTACGGTGGTGTTGGCCCAATCTATGACCGATCCAAGGATTGTGCCTGGCCCGTACTCTGGCCGCGAGTCCCATACTCCGCGATCAGTGAAGGTGACGATCTGATACGGCTCCGTGTACCAGGCGCGCGCTTGTGCCAACATGGCGCGGAGCTGCACAAGGTTGTCCTTGGTCGTTACTTGGGTTGTCGTGATGAGCGAGCCGGCCGTGGCATAGTCGCATCCGGTTGCCATCCCGTTCATCAGGTACTCCTGAGACAGCGAAGGCACCTCGATAGTCTTGGTCCGTGGGATGACGCTGGGCCAGTCGGCCGGATCTCGCCGCCAGCTCACCTGGAACGGGAAGAAATCCTCCAGCGCCAGGGTGACGATGATCTTGCGGCCGGATCTCAGAATGCCCCGGATGATCGCCCCGCCCTGGTGATCGTCGATCAGGACAGCCGGAGGCGATGTCTCTACGGTCAGCTGCCAGTCGGAGGAGTGGTCGAACCAGGATCCGGCGGTGTAGTCCTCTGCGAGTAGGATGGCCCGGCGGCGAGGTCCGACATTCAAGGCGGTGAATCCAACATCGCACGGCAGGTTCGCGTTCGCCTTGTACCAGGCAGCCGGCTTCTTCCCGCCTCCCGCTCCAGACGTGACTGATCCATCCCACCCATTCGCACCATAGCTTGCATTGGTAGCTGTAACTAGCGCCCATGGCATGCCGCCAGTCCCGCCGAACTGATCGCCAGTCCATCCCTCTGCCTTGAGGACGAAGCGGCGGTAGGCGTGGTCGTAGATGGCTCTGGTCGATGGTTCCTTGACCTCATCGAGCGCGGCATCTGCGCCTGTCTCGACTCCAGTTGTCCATCCCTTGTCGAGTTGTGACGCCGAGTTTGCAACGAACGGGGATCCAGCCCCATAGATCGCCAGGGTGATGCCGATGGTGCGAGGAGATCCCTTGACTACGATCTCATCAGCAACTTGGTCGTCGATGCGCTGAACATTGAACGGTGAGATGAACGGATCTCCGCTGTCCGTCTGATCCCATACGTTCGGGTTTGCAGGGATGACGGTAGTGCCAACGGTGATCGCCGAGACTACCCCGCTGTCTACGTTTATCTTTAGGACGTTCGTTACAGGAGCGACGGTGATCCACCACATCAGGCCGCGCTTTTTCCCTGCCAACTCATTCCACGCCTGCATCAGAGTCTTGCCCTTGGCATCATAGCGTTCGGGAATGTAGTCGAGGCAGCCTCTAGGGTCGCTGATGGACCAATTCAGACCCGCCTGCCCTGTGCCTGCTGGTGTTGGAGGATGCTCAACGCGGAAATTGCAGGCCATCAGATAGTCGAGGATCTGCCTGGCGGTCCACGAGTTGCCTGTCGTCGTGATCGTCCCGTCGTGGCCGTAGACGGCGACCCCTCCAACTGCATAGGTTGCAGTCGACCTGTCCCCCGACGGCCAGTGGTTGAATGGGGCCAGCTCAAACGCTATCGAGTAGAGGACCGGCGATGTCGCTGTCCTGGATCTGCCCATCCAGCATACCCGCTCATTGAGTACCGTCGCAATGCCGGCTGCGGTCATCACGGTTACGCCATTCTTCCCATTACTGTCTGACTTCGGCGACAGCATCTTGCCGTACCAGACTTGCTTGAATATGTCGTCGCCATGTATCACGCGCGCGTCAGGATCGTTATGTGCGACTTGCTGACAGACGCATACAAACTTCCCATTCAGTGATGTCGGATCATCCACAGACGTGGATACAGAATCCCCTGGCTTGCTTACCTCGCCCCAGTTGATCTTGAACTGAGCGTTGCCCAGGATCTCACTCTGGCCCTCGCTGTATTCGATGAACTCTAGGCTGGTTTGGTAATCCCACGTCAGGAGGTCACGCGAGGTTAGGACAAGAGCCTTGTCCGCTGGTCCACGGCATGCCTCTGTCATGGCGCGGCCTCAACTTGGAGCTGCCAGGTGCAGACGAGCCAGGTTCGTCCGTCCGGACTCTCGCTCTGCTCTCCGGTGACGCTCTTGACCTTTACGGACCAATACTGGCCCACTGGGTCTATGACATCGACGGATGATCCATTCATTAAGGCGCGGAATCGGTTGAGGTCAGCGGTCGCATCCGATGGGATCGCGTACCAGTCTGACGTGACGATCGGTTCCGGGTTGGTTTCCCAGCCGTCAATGACCCACACCGTACCGTTGACGCCAGGCCGGGGAGGTAGGGCAGCAAGCCTTCGGACGGCAGCGTGAAGCCGGCCGCGCCATCCGGTGAAGGTATATGTCCCGATGTTTGACATGTTACTGCCCTCCCATCCCGTTGACTGCTCGCCCGGCTGCTCCTTGCAACTTGCGCCCTTGGAAGTCGTGACTTCCTTCTCCGCCGAACAGGAGGTCCAGGTTCTTGAGCGAGTCGAGGACGGGTCCTAGCGCATTGGCCGCGTCGATCTGTTGCTGGATCGCCTCGTCCTGTTTCCGCTTCCACTCCTGGAGAGCCGCAGCTAGAGGATTCAACGCCGCACTTGCCTCGGTCCTGATCGCGCTCTCCGTTGCCCGTGACTTGTAGCGTTCGGCCTTTTCCTGCGGGACGATATTCTCAGCGCCGATTACTCCTGGAGTTGCGGAACCGGCCGGACCTGCTCCGACCCCGATGTTGCCGATGGCGTTGATTGCCTCGGCGCGCGATCCCTGTCCGTAGGCTCCGCGCATCATTTGCAGGAGTGTCGCCGCCTGGTTGACGCCGGCAGGCAGGGGGATGCCAGCGTACTCGCCTCGTCCTGCTCCCAGCACGCGATCTCTGGTGCCACGGTCGGAGAGTTGCTTTATTGTCTCCTCCATCGTGAACTCGCCGGATGCCGCGACTTTGGCGGCAGTTTCTAGGACTAACGCGCGCAACTCTTTCGGGACTGTCGCCGTGTGTCCCATCGACTTAATGACATCCTCATACGGGACGTTGTATGTCTTTGCCAGAGAGGTTGCCCGCTGACCAGCATCGGCACCCATCATCGTTTCGGCGACGGCCAGTGACTTCCCGATGCCAGATCCGCCAGCCGACAGTGAGCGGTTCGCCTTCTCAGCCGACAATGCCGCCTCACGCAGACCGGCAGATGCAGCGGCAAATGCCTGCGCTCGCCCTTCGGCGACAGCCATCACTGACGTGAGCGCCTTAAAGGCGACTCCGGCGACAGTCGCCGCCATAGCCAGCCGCCCTAGCCCACCTTCCAGGCCAACGGCGCCGAAAAACTTTCCGACAACCTGTGCCAGCGGGCCGCCCATCTGATTGATGGCAGCGCCTATTTTCTTGAACTCCTTTTCGCCAACGGCCCCGAACGCTCCCAGGCCGTCCTTGGTCTTGGCAACGGAACGGCCAGCCGCTTCGGCAGCACGGCCGATCATCGCCATGCCGTTCGTTAGGATTGCGTCAAAGCTGCCTCCACTCATGCGGCCCCCGTCAACGGTGCGAATAAGGCTTTCCGCCAGTTTCCGCTCTTGGTGTAGGCTGACTTCTTCACGATATGGCGAAGCTCGATGGCGACTCTGGCCTCAAGCACCGGCTTGTCCCTGGTGAAGTTCCCGAACGCCGCCGCGTAGGTAGGTCCTCCTCTGACCGGAACTCGCCTGGTGAAAGCATGAGTCGCCGCCTGTGTGCCGGTGCCTGACACATAGGAGGTCGTCTTGCTCACCCATCCAACAATCGGCCGCATCTTTTCCGTGGTCATGAAATTGAGCGAGCCGCCGCCGAACGCTACCTTGGTTTCGACCGTCCCTGATCCCCTGCTGGTGCGTGGCTTCCTGCCGAGGATGGCCCGCTCCAGGTCGCCCTTGCGATGGTAATAGGGCGCGCGCCTCCAGCTCACACGAGGACCGAACCCATAGAACGAAGCACCGCCAACGGTGAACCGAGCCTTGACGCCTGGCGACACAGCACGCTGTTGCCACCAGACCATCGCTTTGCGCTGAGCCAACGCGATCCACTTGGCCCAAATGTCCGAGCGGATCAGGTTCTCCACCATACGAAGCTCCTGCATCGCATGGCTCGTCCCGTTCAACACGGCCCCGGAGATCATCCCAGCAATTCCATGCCGATTCCGGCGATGAGAGTTCGGACTACCAGGACCTCGTTGACCCATCCGGCATTGATGACTTCGTGATCGTCGAACACTTGCCCGAGGTGGAGGAGATCCAGCGCGACCTTGACGGCCTCTGCGCTGGAGAGATCAGCCTGGTTCGTCCCGATGGCGTGGTTTACCAGCAGCAGCCGGCGCCGGAGGTCGTCGATCTCCTTGGGGATGCTCCAGTCGGATCCGTTCCACATCCTATCCAGGGCGGTCTTGAACGTGACGATGATCCCTTTCTCGTCACAGACGGGATCTAGGAGGACCGGCACGCGCCACATATGCCCTTCCTTGGCTCCGCCAGCGTCCACCCAACGGATCAGCCGGGGGTGGATGTCGAGCCGGATCATCAGGCACGGCGTTGCATCGGTTAGGTTGAACCAGTGGCCGGCCGGGTGCAGGGTCCATCCCTCCTCGCCGATCTCGACGGGTGCTCCATAGCACTTGCCGCCGGGAACTGCTCCAGGTGGGCCGGCGTTGTCGAGACATTGCATCTCGCCAGGGATGCAGACGTGGGCCGGCTTGGCAACGCCAGGCGGTGAGTACCAGCGAGGAGGGAGCATTAGGCCAGGCTCCAGGTGACGGGCTTGGTGGTGCCGTTGTAGCGCGGTCGGACGATGAGCTGCCGGGTCATGGACGATCCGGCTGATCCGCCGACGCCTTCCTCGATGGTCCAGTTGGTGTTGAAGGTGACGGTCACAGTGTTCGACCCCATGCCTCCGCCGTTCGCCAAGCGGGTGAACACGGCAGCAACGGCTCCAGAGCCGGCCCCGAGATCGCAGTCGCCAACCGTGGCCGACATACGCCACTGGACGGCGCCGTTGACGCCGGCCATCAGGACATCGACCGGCTCCGGCAGGCCCGCCTGATACTCAAACTCGGCACGCGGGTCGCAGGTGATATTTACGCTGTCCACAGCCGGTATCGCCGAGCCGTTGATCGTCAGAGCCGTCAGCTTGTAGCCGAAGTCAGGCGTCGGCTGGGTCGGCAGGGCAATGGCGCTGGGTGCCAGGGCGGCGGTCGTGCCATCGGCCGAGACAAACATGCCCTTGAGGGTCAGTTCCGCCTTTCCCTTCTTGCTCCAGGACAGGGCGGTGGCGAGGAGGATGCCCCGGATGCCTTTACGCGACAGGTGGACCGATCCAGCCTGGAACCCCGGAGCCTGGCTCGACGCCTTGCCGCCGATCAGTTCCAGCCCATTCGATCCGTCGAACGCCTTGAGCCAGGCATCGGTCGAGCCGTCGAGCGTCGACAGGAAGCCCAGGTTCCGCGTGGTCATCTCGGCAACCGGCGCAGTCTCGACTCCATGGTGAGCCGTTTCGTGAACGGTCCCGTCCAGCTGGTCGGAGTTGACCTCTTGCCCTGGGTTGACCTGGAACCCGGCAATGCCGGGGTACAGGGTGCCGTTGAACCGGATCTGTTGGATGGCGAAGCGTGACATGATTAACCTCTGGCGGTGATGAGTAGCTGGGTGATGACGTGCTTTTTATGGATACCTTCTTCGTCCATGAACAAGCCTTCGGACTTCACTTCTGCGTCGGCCAGGTATCCGGCCCCTCCGACGAGCGCCTGCATCTCGGATCGCACGAGTCCGGTCTTGTTCCAGGCACGGCGCGAAGCCTCGGCTGGAGTCTCGTCCCCGATGGTGCGCGGCCATACGATCCTGATGCCGATGGTGAAGTCATAATCAACGTAGCCGATGCCTCCGACTTCGGTGTTCATGCCGGGGTCCAGGCCAACAATGGCGTAGGTCGGCTCTGCCAGGTTGATCTTGGCGCCGTTGACTGCGGTTCCTGTGCCAAGGCGGCCGTCATTCTGCCCCGGCGCTCCAGAGTGAGTCTCCACGACGAAAGCCTGTGCCTCGGCCGCTGTGGTGGCGCCGACGACGGTTTTCCAGGTCGATGAGTTGGTGAGCATGGCGATTGCCAGGGCGATAGCCTGCGCCTCGTAGCTGTCGGCGGTGACGGTCATGCTTTGGTCGTCCTGGATGCGGCAAACGGACGATCCCAGCGCAGGGCCAGGTTGCATCCGTCGCCTTGGTCAGCGAGGACTCCGGCAACGGCCCACTCCCCGGCCATTGCTCCAGTCTCGATCCGTACCGTGTCGCCGATCTGCGGAAGCCTGCCGATTGCGTCACGGATTACAGAGAGCCGGGTCGTGGCCGGCATGGTCTGTCCGTCTGACGATCCTTCGGGGATGGTCGAGATTCCGTCAATGGGATCGCCGAACACCAGCCGGATCGTCAGGACAGAGCTTGACTCAGCCGCCTGGAACGTGGCGTCAACGCCGAGGTCGCTGCCGTCCTCGATCAGTAGGCCGAGGTCCCGTGCTGCCATGGTGTCGAATCGGCTCACGGTGACTTTCCCTTGGTGATCCGGTTCCAGAGCTTCGCCACGTCCTTGCGGTGGGTGATTCCGACGATGGCAGCGGTAAGAACAACGGCGATCAGGATGGCCCACCAGTAGATCGTTGCCCACACCACGCCGGTCCCCAGGAGAGCCGATCCGCCACCGAGTGATGCCGCAAGCCTGGCGATGCCGGAGGTGATCGGTGAGCCAACAATAGACCAGATGATGCCAGCCCATCCCAGACGGCCGGCGATCCAGCCTACCAGGGACAGCGTTGCGCCAATGGCGAATGCAATGCCGCCCCAGCGGATCATGAGGTCGCCGAGGTGTCGGAACTGCTCCCAGGGTGACGGAGCCGGAGCCGGAGGAGATTCGTACGTCGGAGCCGGGGCGGTCGACGCGCAGTAGTCCGCCGGAGCCTTCACTATCTCGGCCGGAGTCAGGAGAGGATCCGGCAAACTCGGTATCTCATCGGTCAGGGCCAGGAGCCGGCGGCCAACAGCGGCATAGAGTTCCGACCTGGCATTGGCGTCCGTCGTCAGAGCGGCAGCCTGGGCGCCGGAACGGGCGTCGGAGATTGCCTCCAGGTAGGAGCGCGACTCGCAGCCTGCTAATACCAGGAGCAAGCACAGCACCATGGACCAGGGCCAGAATCTCATTGACGGCCTCCGCGCATCAGTGTGACCTGGATCTCGGCAACGCGCGCGTCGATGCGAGCGAGCTGGGTCCTGATCTCGTTGAGGACGACTTGATTGGTAGCCAGCTGAGCCTTGCACTCGGCGATCTGAGCGAAAGCAGCTGAGTCAGATGCTCGGAGGTCGTCGCGCTCGGTCTTGACGTAGCCCCATGCCGCCAGCAGCGCCATTCCAAATGATGCCAGGACAGTACCAGTCGGGATGATCCACTTGGACTCTCCGACTCGGATGCGTACTCCGCCATCCTTTGTCAGAACTTCGGTTGTTTTCTGCTGCTCGTTGTGTGGGTCATGTCTCATTGTTAAGCCTGATGATCGCTTTTGATTGGTAGGTCGTGAGGCTTAAACTCGCAGTCTCGGCAGCAGTCTGGACTCCTCGCCAGCCGCAATAACTGCGTCACTTCATGGCGTAGAACCTCGCCAGCTATCGTAGCGCAATAGGCGTCAGCATTGGCGATTGCCAGGCTTACACGGCGCGAGATAGCGGCGAGGTCTGCCATATCTACTCGTCGTCTGCCAGTCCGAACGTGGTCAGGAGATCGCCACAGCCGAGCGAGCATGACAGCATGCCCTTTTCTTGTGCCGATGCGATCAGCGCCTTGATCGCGTCACGGGTACGCTCGCGCACCTCGACGGCAGCGAACTCGGAATCTGACCATGCCAGCATGCCGGAAGAATCGCCCTTGAAGTCAGGAAGCGGCCGACACAGGACATGCTCTCGCATGAATTGGCTGACGCGACGTGTCAGAGCTGGCTTGGTAAGCAGGCCGCCAGTTACGGACAGTCTCATCAGCTCGTTGACGGATCCGTTGGACAAACGGATGTTGTGGGATGGGGATTCGCTCATGGGTGTGGTCCTGGTCCTTTGGAGTGTGCTTTTCGGAGAGATGCGCCTAATCCGCCTGACGTTTTCCAGCCGATCATTCCCTCTATCTGCCAGATGAGGAAGCGGCCACGGTAGGCGCGGAATGGAAGCTCAATGGCTGACTCGTCGGCCTTGATCCATCCACGGTTCCATCCATCGGTGAAGGTGTGTCCGTCGCCATCGCTTACCTGTACGGTGCGTGTCCGGTGGGAGATGCCGATGACGACGGAAAGCAAATTGCACGCCGGGTTCCTGGTGAACCAGCATGCCCAACGGACTCCTGGGATCATCAACATGATTCGCCACCAGAACATCCACCATGATGTCGGAGCAACGGGCCAGTTACAGTCCCGCATGTCATCGGACATGAGCCAGATCGGGTTTGCGATCTGATGTCCGGTTGCTGGCGTCCGGTTCGGTTGTCGGCGGTCCTGGTTCATGTTAGTTGAAGTGGATAACGGCATCAGTGATGACGCCCGCGCCGGTTCCGGTATTGAGGAAGTGGCCGCATTCCTTGAAATGTACGCCGGCCGATGGTGATGCCGTCTGTGCAACAAGCCCAGCCGTTGTCGCGCTGGAATATAGGACATATCCCTGGGCGGCAGTAACGCCGGTGTCGGGAAGCACGCCAACACGTCCAGAGACTACCATCCAGAACGAATCACCGGCAGCAGTAGCAGTAGAGTACGCCACGCCGATTGGCATGTCGTTCTCATTGCCGCTGGTCGGAGTTTTCTTGACGCGGTTCGCCGTGCCACCCTGGATCGCGGAACACATACTTCCGATAGCGATTGCTTCGTCAGCAACCATGAGGGTAGCGATGCCGCCTTCTGGAGTCAGCTTGACCTTGGGGCCAGTGATTGCGTCAGACGCCGTCAGCGTGGTGCAGGAGACGCCGCCAGAGAACGTAGCCGCGCCAGTAGATGTATTAATGGCAACCCGCGTATTAACGCCCGTGGCGTCAAGCATGACGAAGTTGTCAACCCCTAGATACCCCATCAGCCCAAGGCTCGTCCCCGTGTTTCCAGCTAATTGGAGAAGTGAGATAGATGCGTTTCCACCACGGATTCGTAGAACGTTAGCGTCGTTACCGTTCTCAATGAGGTGGACGCCAGCCGTCAGCGTGGTGCAACTGACGCCTGCCGCAAACGATGCCCCATGCGTAAATGCAAATGTCGTACCGTCATGATATACGTTTCGCGTACTCCCATCACCAAAATATATTGCCCCGGTTGCGTCACCTCTATCAGACCTCAGGTCAACGCCCTTAACGATGCCACTAGCAGTCAGCGTGGTGCAGGAGATAGCAGCCGGGGTCGTCCCGCCGATTGCGCCAGGTGCCGTCCACGTCGTACCGTTGAGTAACGCCGCGTTGAGGTTCGGGCAGACGGTTGTGCTGACAACCGTGATCGGTGCCGTCCCATTGGGAAGCGTGCTGCTGATCTGTCCTGATGCCACAAGGGTTGTGCATCCAATGGCGCCGAACGTAATTGCAACTCCAGTCAGCAGCGCGACGAGTCGGCCGTTGCTGATAGGTGCTTGGGTTGGGTATCCTTCGCTCATGATCCGACCTCCCGGCGTCCAACGACGAGCGCGGACGACCTAACAAGTGGAACGGTCTTGGTCGCATCTCCGCCGACATCGCCCGTGATCTCGTAATACAGGTTCTCGGACATCGTTGTGGATCCAGCCGGGACGATTGAATAGATGTCGGCAGCGGAGCCGAGTGTCCCCAGGCTCTCAGGCCATTTGACCGTGATGATTCCTCCGGCGCTGGCCGTCAGGACAAATCCAGTTGGTGATCCATTCGTCGCGTCGAGTTTCTTGGTGGTCTGGTTGATCGTGCGGACGGAGAGAGCTAGACTGGTGTATCCAGAGAGATCGACGGGTGCGCCGGTCTGGTCCACCATTGGGATTGACCATTCCTGGTAGCGGTACGCGATCAGCTCTGCGGCCCAGGTGAAGCCGAGGTAAACGTTGCGGATCTCGCCGAGCTGGACGGCTGACAGCCCAGTGTACATCGAGTCGAGATCCTGAGTCTCGCACTCGCCCTCCCAGCTTGAACTCCAGACCGCCCTGCTTGCTACGGCCGGAATGATCTTGACCCGGAACCATCCGGCGGACGGAGGAGCCGAGAACGCCAGCGCATAGTCGCCGCCACCGATCTCGACAATCGCGGCGTTGCTGGTGAAGGTTGACCAGACCGAAGCTCCGTAGCCGCGAACGCGCGCCGTTACGGTGAAGTCGGCCAGGGTCAGTCCAGTCACAGCAGCGCCAGCGGCGTCGGTGACGTTGATGACGCGGTGGGTGAGGTCGCCGGCTCTCATGTCAGGTCGTCGCTTCGCGGCTCAGGATCACCTTGCCCTGGCGGTGGCGTACTACGGTGGCGGTGACGATGGTTTCCAGGTCCCACACGCCAATAGCGGCGTCCCGCTCGCTGGGTAGCGCATTGGGAGCCGACAGGCCGGCGGTGATCGTGGCGGTAAGGCTGATCGTCGTGTCGCCACCAGCGGACACAGCGGAGCATGTGAGGTCGGTGAGCTTGGTTCCGCCGAACTTGTCCCGGATCGAGCCGGTGGGGGTGACGCCGACATACGCGGCACCGATGTTGACGACCTGAGAGAAGGTCGCGCCCTGTTCGATGGTGAGGTTGAGATTCGTAGCGGTCATGGCGTGCCTTATTCAGTCGAGGTACAGAGGATGCCGCTTGCCGTCAGGTCTTGGATTGGCGTCCGCGCCTGGTGGAAGTCCTGACAACGGGTTCGCCTGGGATTGGAACCCCGTTGACGATCACAGCACCGTCCTTGACGGTGATCCGGTTGATCGTCATTCCGGATGCGGTCGCTTCACGGATGGCAGTCTCAACGGTGGCTCCGATGTCACGGAGAGCAGTTTCCGTTTCGCTGGTCAGGCCATCGACGCCAGGGCCAGGGATCAGGTCGTGGCCGTAGAGCCAAACGACTTTCGCCCCCATGGCCTTCGCCAGCCGTAGCGCGCAGATCGGCGACAGGATCCCTTCATGGATGCCGAGCCGTTCCAGGTCGAACCAGCGTCCACCAGGCAGGGACGGAGCATGGCGCAGACGGCAGACCCGGATCGGGTTGCAGTCCGTTACCATGTGAGGGAACGCAAAGCCGTCGTTAGCAACGTGCCAGTCACAGCCGACCTTGCCGGCGGCATTCACAGCGATGCACGGCCCGCGTGGAGCGATCTCGGCAATCTCACGGCGCAGGTTCGGGCCAGCCGATAGGATGCTGACCTCGGCGAACTGCGGAAGCTCGACGATCTCATTCGGAGGAGCTACCCTGGGCAACGATTCCTGGCTCACCTTGATGTCTGGAAAGTGGAGGAGATATGAGGAAACGATGCCAGGGTAGCCTGGAGCGTGAATGGTGGTGAAGCCGGCCTCTGCATTGCTCTCGGCCTTCCACATCCAGCCGGCGCGCATGGCGATCCGCTTGAATGTCGGATGCTGCAAAAGCAACGCAGCACGAGCTTCGTGCGGGTCGGTGTTCTCGTTGATGTAGGCGATCAGGTGCATGGCTGCTATCGAGCCGCCTTGCCGGGTTAGGACAAGGCGGCTAGTAGTCGAGTCAGGACCCTAGATTACAGGGACTTGACGCAGACGCCGGCCGAGTGCTTGATGCTGGTGCTGACCAGATCCCAGTTGGTCGAGAGCAAGAGCGCGGTGTCGTCGGGGTTGGCGCCGCCGTTGCCCATGTCCCAGGTGTAACCCTTGATGCTCACGAACCAGTCACGCTCGCCCTGCAGGCGGGTGATGATGTTCGCCTTGCCGGTGATGCGCTGGAGCGTGAATCCGGTGAGCTGGGTGCCCAGTTTCAGACGGATCGCCCCCTGGGTCAGACCGAGGGTGAAATACTTGTCGGTGGTCACATCGAGGACGAGCGAGGAGCTGTCCGTGACCATGATCGGCTTGCCCATCGTCGGGGGCGAGGCGCCAAAAATGGCAACCTGGGTCAGGATGTCGGAAGCGCCGGCGGCCGGGGTGATCGCTTCGGTCATCAGGTCGCCATACGCCTTGCTGTGGGCGACCCAGCAGACGACAGCGCCGGCGGCATCTCCAAGTTTCTGCTGGGCGTTGTTCAGCGCGATGCGCGATAGCTTGTTGAGGCTGGTCGCGGCGCTGATGTCGTTGGTGGTCGCCGTCTTGTTGATGGCGCCACGGGCGGCCAGGAGCGCGTCGTTCAGCTCTTGCTGGAGGACCTGTTCGGCGACCATCTTGCCCAGGGCGAACGAGATGCCCTCGACGGTGGTGCCGATCTTGCGGAGCGCGTCGTCGGTGATGCCGAACGGGCCGATACGCCGCGACAGTCGGACTTCGGCGTTCTCGCCCTGCGACACGGTGATGTCGGTGGCGTCGGCGGTGGCGCCAGAGCCGCTGGTGATGCGGCGGGACACGCCGCCGGTGGGCAGCTTGAAGAAACTGTTTTTGATGTAGTCGCCGGGCGAAGCGGCGTCCTCCACGATGATGGCGCCGTTGGCCTTCTCAGTCAAAACCTTGAGGTTCTGAGCAACGGTTTCGGAATACCCGGTCTGGAACGCCGGGTCGTAGATTTTCATGTCGGAAGCGAGCGAGGTGCTCATGGAAGGATGCCTTAGCGTTTAGCTTGGGTTGGTTTGATTGGGTTGGATGGATGGGTTGGATCAGGCGGGGAGCTGGCTGTAGGCGTCAGCGCCGTGGGCGGCGATGAACGCGCCCTTCTCGTCACTGGTCATCGAGGAGCGGATCTTGCTTGCCGGGGGAGCGCCCAGGCCGGGATCCTGCGGAGCGCCCTTGGCGAGAGCCAGGAGCTTCGCGTGGTCGGCCTTGAGGGTGGCGAGTTCGGTGGCGGCGGCCTTGGCCTCCGTCTGCGACTGCTCCAGAGCCGCCTTGGTATCGACCAGCTCCTTCGTCTTGGCCTCATCGGCCAGCGCGGCGCTGCGCGTATTGGCGAACGCCGTGAGGAGTTCGGGGGTGGCGTCGGGTTTGGCCGCTTCCGCGATCAACTCCGACGACAGAGAGGGATGGGAGAGCGCAAGTGCGGCCATCGCCGCCATGAGCTGAACGTGCATCATAGACTCCTTGGCGATGTCCGCCTTGAGGGGTTGCTTGAATCCAGCCGTCGAGGTGACGGCAGGCATGGAGATAGTGTGCTTCGTCGTCGGCAGCTTGGCAGCGGACGCCATGAGCTGATCCCAGCTCATCATCTCGTCGGCCAGGCCCATAGCGATTGCAGCCTCGGGGCGCCACATCTCGCCAGTGGTAGCCGCTGCGATCTGCTCGTCGGTCATGCCGCGTCCAGCCTGGACGCCGCCGGCGAACACAGCGTGGAAGTCGGCCAGGTCACGGTCGATGGCCCGTGCCTGTTCCAGACTCAGGGTTTCTCCCATTGCGCCGGGCGCCTTGAGCGGAGAGGTGCGGAACACTTGGACTTTGACGCCCCGGTTCTCCTGTAGCCTGGTCTGATCGACGTGGGCGGTGATGACGCCGATGGATCCGACCTCAGAGGTAGGCCCGGCCATCACGATCTTGTCAGCCTGGGAGGCGAGCCAGTAGGCCGCCGATGCCGCCATGCCGTCGACGAAAGCAATGACCGGCTTCCCACCGGCCGAGACTCGACGGATGGCGTCCGCAGTCTCAGACGTGCCGGCGACGGTCCCGCCGGGTGAGTCGATCCGAAGGACGATCCGCTTCACGTTGGGGTCAGCTGCCATCGCCAGGAGGTCGCGTTGCAGGCTTTCGGCGCTGCGGCCGGCGTCCTGACAGTTGCCGTTGATCTGGTCAGCGTAGCGAGCGATGACGCCACGGACGGGGATCACGGCGGTATCGCCGATGATCTGCGGGCCGGGTTCGCCGCCGCCAGGCGAGTCGCCAGCCCTGGCACTCGGGGTCCGCTCGCCATTGGCGCGGGACTCCAGGAGCGCGGAGAGGATGTCGAAAACCGGGGGGTGGATGGCCCACACCTGATTCGACAGGAAGCGGAGAGCTGGGGTCATGGTCACGATTCAACTCCTGCCGGTTGTTCGGCTGGTTTCTCGTCGGCTTCCAGGTCGGTTTCCTGTTCGTCTGCCGGCTTGTCCTCGCCCGTGGGTGGGATTGCCATGGGAGCGCCGAAAGGTGCCTGTCCGCCGGGGACTGGCTTCGCGGTGGGGTCAGGAAGCCCCTGGCCCTCGGCGAACTCGATGTCACGGGCCGTCTGTTCCGCCTCGTCCTCATAGTCGAGTCCGAACATGGCGAAGGCGGTTGTTGGGGACACTCCGGTTTCGATCAGGTTTTTGATCGTCACGGAGTCCTTCTGACGGTCGGTGCTGTATTTGGGCGGCCGGCTGTAACGCCCGGCCATGATGTCGGTCCAGTCGTCGGTTCCGAACGTGAGCCGGTCGCGGGCGACTTCCTCACGGATGATCGCCTCGTCCATGACGCGGGACACCTGCGCCTGATGGTCCTCCTGATAGCCCTGACAGGTGCGGTCGTTCTGGTCCAGGCCGGCGCGCGCCGATGCCAGTGAAGCCTCGCCCATCTCGCACAGGACAACCTGCCACGGCAGGCCCCACATCGCGGACAGAGAGCGGTACATCGTGGTCAGGAAGTCTCGGAGGTCGGCTCCCTGGAAACTGGAGGTCATGAACTTCACATCAGAGGCGCCGTACTTAGCAACAAGGACGCTCATCGGTCCCAGGACCGCGTTCTGGCCCAGCCGCGCCTTCGCCGTGATCGAGGCTTTCAGCTCCTCCTCGTCCTCAGTGAAGTAGATTATCGGGTGGATCGCCTGCGCGCGCTTGCCGGCGACGTGAGCCTCGACAGTCCCTTGGATCTGCCGCATGAGGAGGAGCGCCGGGGCGAACATCGAGATCCCGCGCACCATGCCGGGAACGCGCATGCCAACTCGGTGAATGACGTTGCGGCTGCCGTCATCTGCCACCATTGGGATTCGGTCCCATCCGGTGATGTTGATGGTCCCATACGATCCGATCTGCGTCTTCTCAACATAGATCGCCGTCGCTTCTCCGGCCAGGTTGAACTCGATGCCGTCCTGGATCGTCAGGTTGTTGACGGCTTGGCTTGGGTTGCTGACCCGGTTCGGCATGACCAGACGCCAGCATGTTGCCTGGTAGGCATTGCGGCGTTCGGGTCGCCAGAGCCTCACGGCGAAGCAATCGCCCATAATGGTCGCGGTCCAGTCCAGCGCGCGCTCCAGCTCAACACGGGTCAGGCCGCCGGATGCGTCGATCTGCCGGCCGGCGCTGGCGTGTCGGATCGACGCCTCGATGGCCCGGCGCTGGTTGCGCTCCTCGGTCGTGGTCTGGATTACGTCCTTCTCGCTGTAGGTCGAGCGGAGGACCATGCCGGTAGGGCCATGAGTCTCGCGCAGCTTGGCGGACACCATCGCCGCCGCGAACGGATCGTTGCTGACCAGGGACAGGCCACGGGCGGCCAGGACCTTTGCCTCGGCCGACCAAATGTGGTTCGGCTCGCTGATCCAGGTATTCCAGTCGGCGAACAGACGATGGTCAGTAGATCCGACGAACTGGCTCATTCGGCGAACTCCATTGGGATGATGGAGATTCCGCCAGTTCGCCCAACATAGGCAAAGCCGGCGCGGACGACATCGAGAGCTTGCTTGAGTTGGGCCAGGTTGGCCGTCACTGATCGGCCGTTCATCGTGTAGCTGGCGATGGCGCCACGCTGCAATGCCTCGTTACCGGCAGTCAAAGCGATGATGGCGGACAGTTTTGACTTCGCCTCGGTCCAGGTCAGACCAAGCAAGGCGTTGGCGAGGTCGCCGTTCATTCCGGCGAGTGACAAGTCTTCGGAGCTGATCGTTAGGCCGAGTACGGTCATGCGCTCTTACAATGAGCGCAACCGTCTTGGACAGCAATGGTTCGATCCTACTATTCTCCGGAATCGTCTAACTGTTTGCTGCCAAACAATCTAGCAGATCACTTGTGCATTTTCCCTTCTTCTGATTCCGCTTCCTGATGATCCATCCGTCTTGATCTCCGTCCCTCTGAGCCAGGAAGCGGGTATCGTCACTCAGGATTCTGGACGGTACGGCGGTTCCGAATTATCACTCATTGTGGACCGCCAAGCAGTCGCCACGCCGCTGCCGCAGCTAGCGGGACATGCCCGTTGCCGAGGCCTTTTATGCGACATGTCCAGTTTCCGTGTGACCCAGCGGCCATCCCATCAACCACTCGACCCATAGGGGGGTTCAGCTTCCCACCAGCCGGGGCGCTGATCGCATCGCGCAGCGGCTTCGACCTGATTGCTTTCTGCCTCATGAGCGCCTCGCCCCTGTACGGTGTCTTGTGATCCGTCGCGGCCGGTGTCGGCCACGTCAACGCAGCCTTTGCCAGCAACGGCCTGCCCTGCGATGATCCGCCGGCCATCGACCGGAACCCCTGCTTGTGGCTCGTCGCGGTCACGGTGGGCAAGTAGCCACCATCTGTCGCGCTGGTGGGGCGCTCCAACATCAGACGCGGACAGGATTCCGTCGCGCCAGGAATATCCGCGCGCCACCAGGTCTCCGATGACGACGTGCCGTCCTTTGGTTCGGATGCGGGGTGAGTTTTCCAAGAAAACCCAGGAAGGTCGTATAGCGTCGATTGCACGCATGACTTCTCGGTAGAGTCCGCTTCGCTCGCCGTCGATTCCGCGCCCGTTGGGATTGGCTGCGCTGATGTCGGTGCAAGGGAATCCAGCGCACAGCGCATCGACGCCAGCCAGCTCTCGCGCGAAGTCCACGGATCAGACATCGCCTTCGATGACGCGGACGCCGGGGAACTGGCGGCGCAGGACGGCGCAGGCGTATGGATCCCACTCGACGGCGACGACGGGGTAATGGCCGAGGATGAGGTCGGCAAGCAGTCCGCCGCCGGCTCCTGCAAATAGGTGCGCGGTTCGCATGTCATGGCCTGCCCGAATCAGCGGCATAAGCCACGCACGACGGGTCGCATCCACCGAGGGGGTAAGCCGCCCCTAGATGGTTCCGTTGTGCGTGGCTTGCGCCGTTGGTTGATTGGTTCATGCGGCTTACTTTCGATGGCACAGGGTGCGACCCCGGTGCTGGTTTGCAGTCTGTCGTCATTTTCAGCACGGTCAACACCACCAGTCCAACCCGTTCCCGTGCTTAGGACATCCCGCCTATGTGATACAGTTTTGATCGGAACCCGAATCGTTTTATGCCCGGTAAGACTTTGCCCTACCAGCGTTTTTGCTTTCCTTCTGACGGCTCTGGCACTCCTCACAATGCCAGTAGGCGATCTCTCCGTATTCGTCCCGTCGCCGGAGAGCGGTCGATCCGCACTTCTCGCAGCAGATGACTTCCACCAGGATCCGCCGCTGTCCCTGCTTCCATGCTGTCGGTTGAGGTGCGACATCCTTGGCCGGTGCTTTCGGAGCTGCCGCCTGTGATTGGGCTGGAGCCTGCGGGACTTCCGGACCGTATCCATCGAGCCAGCCGGCGGTCACAGGGTATACCCGCCCATGAAGTCATCCTTTGGGTTTGGCGCCTGGTACGGTGCTGGCGCTGTCGGCTCCTTGAGGCTGTCAAACTTGAGGACGTGAGCCGCCGCGATCTGCATGTGTTCTGCGTCCCACCAGTGGTTGTCTCTCCGCTCATCCTCTCGGCCGGTCGGTGTGACGATTACTCGCGGCACCCATCGAGTCCTGGCGCGGCCGTGCCTGTTGATGATGCGGACTTGGTATTCAGAGCCGAGCGATGCCAGGTAGGCGTCAGGTACTCCGTCGCACAGGTGCCAGGGCGGGATGCCAGGAGCCTTTCGCAGCCGGTCGTTCAACATCGTTTTCCAGGCATCGGAATCGGTGTAGAAGTAGCGAACTCCGGTCATCAGTTTCCGGCCTCCGTTGGCGGCCTTGCGTGGATCTCTGGCGAATCGTTGGACAATGGGCTGGCTCATAGAGTCGCGGCCGTGGAGGATCATCCTGGTAGACGCGCGCGCCTGCGCCCAGGTCTGGACATAGACTCGGACGTTGCCGTTGGCGCCGTCCATCGCCACGGCATCGGCGATCTTGGTGGAGTTTCCGATTGTCCAGCGCCGTTTCTCCAGCGCCTCGACTTCATCCCATCCCGTTACCTCTCCGCAGTCAACCAGCCAGCTCTCGCCGGCAACGCCCCATGCACGGACAACATACGGGAACCAAACATGGTCGCGCTCGTTGCCCTGCTGGTCCATCGTGATGAGGATTTTCTGCGCTCCCTGTGGTGCGGTGTATCTCGGGTGCTTGTGTTCGATGATCTCCAGGAGCTTTCCAGGTGTCTGAGCCTCCTGCGCTGCCTTCGGGATCGTCGGCTCTGCTCGCCAGTTGTTACGGTGCGCGATCCATTCATTCTCAGATCCCTGGCGGATCAGCTTCATCTCTCTGGCCGATGCCTCACACAAGTTGACGAAGGAAGAATAGAGTGAATGGACATGCCCCGTCCTGATCGTCGTTTCGCACTTGGCAAAGCTGGTGATGTGATGCGCCTCGTCGAACTCTGCCCAGGGAGTCCAGAGTCCTGATGGTTGTTGCTCGTTCATCTCCCACTTGCCAGGGATCCAGTGATTCGCTCGGCATGCGTCGAGAACGATTCGATCACGCTCTGATGCAGTGTGAAGCCGGCCGCAGAACGCGCATGCCCATCGAGCAAGACCAGCGGCACCGTCAGCTGCCGACACCATGACATGCTGATCCTCGATGCCGACCTTGACGGCCTCGGCGAGACTCAACGGCTTCTCATCGTCCATGATCCGCAGGCCGTCCCAGGATAGCTCTTGGCTCGCCCGGCATCCGAGGCAGTCAACCAGCAGTCGCTCGTGACTGCCAGAGAGGAGCCTGCGCCATCCGGGGTTCCCGATGTCCGTTGGCGTGGTGACTCCGAACGCCAGCCGGCGCCGTCCATATGTTTTCTGCCGGTCTAATCCGAGGTCGATTGCATCGCCCTGCCCTTCGACATCGACGGGTGATAGATCGAACTCATCCCATGCCTCGTCGCATAGAGGACGAGAGCGCAGATCTATGGCGATGGACGAGCATAGATAATAAATTGTCGCCGTGTCGAGGTGCCAACGCTTTTCAGTTATCCGGATTTTCCGGACTTCTGTTCCCTTGGTTGGTAGGTGCCTCGCGAGCTGTGGCGACTCCTCAAAAAACGGCATGATGCGCTCGCGCTGGGTTTCTGACAGGTCCTCCTTTCGTGGAAGGAAGTACCCGGTCGGCCCTGGCTGCTGGTCAATGAGCCATCCCATGATGGCGAACAGCATGGAGCGGGTGAACCCAGTCTGTGTTCCCTTCGTCAGCCATATCTGTTCGGTAAGGTGGGCGTATGGGTCACGCTCGCCAATGAACTTGCGGCCCATCTTGCGCGCGCTTGCCAGGTTGAGCCAGTGGGCGACGTATGGTGTTGAAACATCAGACCAGGCACCAGGGCGCGCGCTGTCCCTCGCCGACAGCCGGCCGTGGAGTCGGTTCCAGGTCAGGCAGTCAATAGCCGGCGGCGGACGGAGAGCCGAGAGTGCCGCCTGGTAGAGCCAGTGAGCGCGCGTCTTGATCTCCATGGATGAATCAACGAACATGGACGCCATCCTCGATTGGCCGGAACTTCTCAGCTGCGGTCGCTAGGTTGCTAAGGGATGCGTCGATCATCTCCCGGATCCCTTCGGCTGCCTCCTCTGTCCCCTTGGACTGCGCCATCTCCACCGCGCGCGCTGGCAGGTCATGGCGCAGCACCGTCCTAATGTCCTCCATCGCCGTGATGACGACTGCCCTGGCCTCGTCTGCATCGAGCATGGCGCCAGAGAGAGATGCCAACTTGGCTCCCAGGATGGCGACCTCCTTCTCTAACTTCTGCTCGCGCAGGGATGCAGCCGGCCCCTGTTCTCCTGGACGCCCTGCCTCCCGCTTCTCGCAGGCCAGCCAGCGCCACATATCCATTTTCCGTATCGGCCCCTTGGTTGGGACCGGCGCTCCTTGGCGCTTCCACTCATAGAGTGTCCTAACTCCAACAACTCGGTTCAGTCCCTTGCCCAGCTCGTCGGCACACTCTTTCCGATCCTTCCATACCTGCTCCTGCTCCCTGGACTCCAGGAGCAACCGCCACTCGTCAGGCTTGAGATTATGCCCGGCCTCCGCCTTGCGAACGAACTGAGCTACAAGCGCGCTCGTGATCGTGTCGTGGGGATCCGGCTTTGCCGGTGGCAAGATGGCGGCTGGTTTTGTCATTTCATGTTTCGTAGGGCGGCGGCTGCCATGAGGAGGTCGAGGTAGAGTTTGTTGGCAAGGTACTTGCGGACATGTTCCCGGATCTTCTCAGGATTGGCAGCGCGATACTTTCTTTCATACTCCCGCCTCTTTTCTAGATTAGCAGCGCGATACTTGCGGTCATGTTCCCGGATCTTCTCAGAATTGTAGGCGCGCCGCTTACGGTTAGATTCCTGGTACTTCTCTGGATTGGCCGCGTACCGCTTGCGTGCTTGTTCCCGGTACTTCTCTGGATTGGAAGCACGTTGCCTGCGTGATTTATCCCGGAACTTCTCTGGATTAGCAGCACGATTCTTGATTGCTAGTTCCCGTTTCTTATCTGGATTAGCAGCGCGGCACCTGCGGTGATATTCCCGGATCTTCTCTAGATTGGCAGCACGATACTTGCGGGCATATTCACGCTTCTTCTCTGGATCTTTGTAAGACACGTTCAGCCCATCGCATGAAGCATGTTTGCCAGGTCGATCCGTGACAGGCTGCATGGCCGGTTGACCATGATCTTTCCGGCCTTGACCGTCCACGCTGACGATACGCCGATGGCCTTGTCCGATACCGCTGAGATTGCCGGAGTCCGAGACTCCACCCATGCCCGTTGCGCCGACTCGTCCCTGATGTGATCGGAGGCAAACACCTGGCGTGCCTGTTCCGGGGTAAGGTTGTCCACCTGGACGCGGAGTGTTTCGCCGCCAGCGATCAAGACGGCCACACCTTCATTGAGCGCGCGCGTCTGGATCGGGCCAGGCAGCCGGCGCAGGATGGATGCCCCGGCCGAGCTGTCGGTCAGCAGCCGGTGATCCAGGATGCCGTTGCCGATGGACTCCAACTTGCGCCATGTGGACGGAGCAATTTTAGGAAACCGCGCGATGATGAGATCTCGGAACTCTGGTCCGTGTTCCGCGATTCCTTTGGCGAGGATCTGTCCCGCCTCGATGAATCCGGCCGATGCTCGGTTGAACGCATCGTCAAATGCGTCGAAGAATGAATTGGCAATGTCGTTCACGGGTGTCTCCTTTAAGAGATCGGGGTTTTCAACGTGTCATCGGGAATAAAGTGTCGGGTTTCTGACTTGGGAACATCCTCGCCATACGACGAGAGGTATTCATCAAAGATCATCACATTTTTACATATGTTTTTCACAGCCTGACTCCTCTGCGTTGTAAATACTTGCGACACATAACTGTGTATATGCTAATTTGTGCATTTCGACTATTTTTCCTGCACAGAAGTGCATGTAGATGTAT